AAGAACGAACGACAGACAAACAAAAGAAAGTCTTTCCTGTTCCGCTTTCTCCTGCCAGAGCCGTAATCTTGTTTGAAGGGAACCCGCCAAAAATGCTTCCACTAACAAGGGCGTTAACCATATAACTGCCAGTATCAATAAAAGATTCAATATCACCAGCAGCAATCCCGTCACTAGCAAAACTAGCATATTCATTTTTGCTGTCTTTAATTACAGTATCTAGGAAGCTCATATTAGAAAAAAGATAAAAGGGATACAGATTTTTCGTATTTCCATCCAATACATTCTAACACATTCTTAAGTGGTTCGAAGAAAGATTTTTCAAACTGCAAGGAATGGTCAACATATTTTTCAAGATTGAATTCTTGTGGTAGATCTTGAAAGAAAGAAATTACATTTTCTCCGATTGGGTTGGGAGTTTTGAGGTAGAGAAATTTAATTTTCTCTCCTTCTTGGATAACAGGGTACTTATGAGTAAGTTTATTACTTCGAACAAGGTGATTATACAGTAATGCACCTCGGACATGAATAGGGCAACCCTTCTTATAAAGATCTTGATGAGAAGAATACTTTTTGATTCCATTGACACCTCTCGGGAAAGCAATATTTAAAGCAGTTTCTTTCTTAGTATCACTCTTAACGCTATCGATAAAATCGATTACATCATCATTAGATCCATTAATGATAATCTGATATGCTTTCTTAAGCTTATCTCTAAAGAAAGCAGGAGTGGAAGATCTAGCAGTTTCCATACCACAAATTTTCATCTTTGGTTCGGAATATCTAACACCCTCACTATCCCACACATTAAGAATGTATCGTTTTTTGGCAGTCCAAATAGCACGGTCAGCGATATTCTCTCGCTTCATTTTCATCTTCTGCTCATATGCCGAAACATAATCGGCTAGTTCTTGATAAGACTGCTCAATGAATGGTTCCAATTTATCTTGACAAATCTTATCAAGTATATTAACGATAGCTTCTTTATCACTAGACTTGGAACCAAAGAATTTAGCAACAAGAGGTCCGAGATTAAGATAGATTGAATCAGTGTCACTAGCAATGACATAATCCACATCATCAGTTGACAGCAGTTTATTTAAATAACTATTCATCTTATTCTCAATCCAGCGGATAGAGAGCTGCCCAGACATAGTGATTGCCTCAGCGATCTCTAATCGATAGTAACGAAAGTGCTCGTTACCGATAGCACCATAAGCAGAGTTGAGTTGAATCTTACGTGCCATCTGAATGTTGTTACACCGAGATATCTCGTTTTTCAATTCGACAGAAGGATTCTTTTCATACTTCTGCTTAGCAGCAAGCATTCTTTTTTTGTAGATAGTACGTTCCTGGTAGATTTTATCCATCAGTTCTGGCAGAAATCCCCGAGTGTTTGTATCATAAAATGTTCCATTAGCACAAAGAGTTCTACCAGAAAGATCAAACAATTCAATCTCTCTATTTAAAAGACGATCTACAGTAGCAGTTGGATGGCGCTGTTCTTTCAATGTTTCTGGAGAAAGATTATACTGCATGATCAGGTGAGGATACAGAGAGTTAAGGTCAAATGAAACTACCCAGTCATAAATTCCTGGAGTAGGTTCTTTAACATAAGCGCCAGCATACTTATTATCTTTTCTACTCTCATGCTTAGGGGGAATAACAATACCTTTCTTGGAAAGATAAACATAAATGATGTTATCCCACATCCTAACTTGAGAATAAACATCCTCAAAGTTTACCTTGGCATCATATGCCATCGTAATAGCAAGCTCAATGAGTTTCATTTTATCATCAAGCTTATCAACTAGTCGAACGTCGATGATGTTATACTCAACAAACTTCTGCCAGTCTTTAGTGTAGAACTCTTTGAAAGTATCAAACTCACTGTGATCAAGTTTGTTAGCATTGAGTTCAACACTACAGATGTGATCAAGCCGATAAGATTCTTGATTAGTATAGGTAAACTTCTTATAGAGTTCAAGGTAATCAAGACATGAAATGCCACTAATATCGTAGGCAATTTGCTTACGACCCTTAATATAAATCTCACGATATAAAATACTATTCCACGGAGAAATCATTTTAGATTCCTTTTCGCCAAGCATCCTATCAATACGCTTGATAATATAAGGAATATCGAATAGCTGAACGTTCCAACCAGTAATAACATCGGGAAAATTAGAAATCCAATAATCTAGAAATCCCTTCAGCAATCCAATTTCAGTGTTGAAATGTAAGTAGTGAACATCAGATTGAGTATTCTCAAATGGACGAGAACCAAATACAGTAATTCTCCCAGAGTAAGAATCTTTAATGCTGATCAACAAAATTTCCTGATCGGCAGATTCAATATCTGGGAAACCATTTTCGGCAGCAGTTTCAATGTCAATCGTAAAGATACGAATGTTGGACATATCAAACTTCATATCATCCCAAGGATACTCCTCAAGAATGTATTGATTGTTGTACCTAGTCTGTCCATAAACAGGAAAGTCTGCTAGGTCCTTATGGGTTTCAATAAATTCTTTTGCGTCTTTAATTGTTCCTTGTTTCACAGGGCGCACATTTCTACCGTCCAATGTTTTCCATTCAGACGGTGCTGTTGTAGGCAGAAATAGAGTCGGATTAAATTTAACTCGATCACTAAATTGCTTGCCGTGGTTATATCCACGGACAAGCACAGTGTTTCCAGATTGTTGTACGCTGGTGTAAAACTTCATCAGGTTTCTTTACTCTTCAAATCATAATAAAGTGCTGCTGTAGCAGAGTCGGGATCGGCAATTACTGTAATGTCAGAAGATCAGTTCCCGATCGACGCCAAATGGGGGAAAGTGTTTGACGCCATCAGCTGTTACCTCATAGGGGTATTTTAGCACACAATCTGGATCTCCAAACTCGACTCCAGAAATTTCTTCAACTTCGGTCACTAACCAATGACCGTCAAACTTTAATAGTTTGATCATACTACTTCGGGAGTTATAGCAGGTTCTGTTTCTTCAGAAGCAGACTCGCCATTCATTGCCCTATTAATTTCTTCTTGCTGTAACCTAAAATTACTTTCTTGCTGAGCATCTACCTTTGCTTGATACACCTGAGCCAGACCAGGATCTGGAACCCCGATAGTAAGAATTCCATCATAAGGAATACGATATTGGGTGTCTACTGCATAAGGACACCATTTAGTGTACTTAACTTGTAGATCTAGTTCTGGGTTATCTTGACTTTCAGCTTTAACCAATTCTAATTCGTAAGGATAATTCATCAGCAAACAAATTCCTTTACGCTCATCACCTTCCCCTTCAAATACTTCTTGTAGAATAGTGATAAGTTTTTCACCAGTTTTCAAGACAACAATTGAAGGCGATAGTGTAGATCCACCTTGCTGTTCATCAGACATTTTTATTTCTCCTGTTTTGTAAATACTGTTCAAATTCTCTTGGATCCAATACTGGATATTTTGGTTGAACTATGTTCAGATACGAGTCTAGCACATAATCCAATGGTTCGGCAACCGAAATAATTTTATCAAAACTAACTTTATATTCAACAGAAGAAGAAAAGGGACTCCAAGGTAAATAATTTATCTTAGCGTCTTCAGCAGTTTCCCCAGGAATCAAAGTTAATAACATCGGGACAGTAAACATATAGCAGAATGGATCACCATCTCTGTCTTTAACTTCCGTCAATTTAGTAATTACTTGTTCGCCAGATGAAAGATGTACTACACGAATCATAGATAATTTTATCTCCATCAATATTATACCAAAAAAACACAGGACCGTGGAAGGTCCTGTGCCACTATTTAGATTGTCTCACTCGGTAAGCAATTGCTGCTTACCTGCTCCAATAGTATAAGTAGTTTTCTTTTGGTGGTCGGGAATAATTTTCTCTAATGAAATTGTTAGCAGACCATCTGCAAAATCTACAGAGGATACTCTAACGTCGTCCGAGAGTTGCCAGGAATGATTGAATGAACGTTTGGAGAGACCTTTGTGTAGGTATGTTCTTTCAGTATCTCTTTTCTCAATGTTAGAGGCAACTCGGAGAATGTTCTGTTCAGTAGATACTTCGATCTCCTCTGCCTTAAATCCTGCCAAAGCGATTTCGATTTCGTAATTAGATCCATCGTGTTTGATTAAATTGTAGGGGGGATAACTGGTATTATGTCCAGACATTGCCTCTAGACGATTAAAAACGTCGTCTAGACCTACAGAAAATGGGGTGTAAATATCCCAGGTGTATTTAGTCATGGTGTTCTCCTTGAATAAGCGAGATGTTAATGGACCCTGACGGCATCCACTACTAATTATAACAGCGCACAAAAAAAGTGGGGGTGTTGTATTCCCCACTTTTTGTTCGGATTATACTTCAGTTGCCGATCTTTTCTTACCAATATTGTATTTACTTTCTAAAGTCCATTCATCCTTTTCTTTAAAGGCAAGAACTTTAATTTGATTGAGGGGAGCTACGTCAACAATTTTCTCAACAGATGATTGAGAAATACTCACAAGACCCCAATCAACCAATAGTTGAATGATTCTGTTTCTACGCTGAACATCATTCACTGAAAGATTCGTATTCTTTCCATCAAGAGCAAACAGCTCCTTAAAGTGAACGATATAATACTTGCCTTGCTTATGTAAGATATGACAAGATTGATAAATTTTCCTCTCTTTTCGAGAGGCAACTCCAATTCTAGTAAGAGTTTCTCTCACCTTTAAAAAATCATCTGGTTGCCCCAGAACAACTTCTACCATGTCGGCAGGTTTCCAAGTTACTTCAATTTCTTCGGTCATCGTGTTCCACCTTTGTTCAATGCTTTCCGTATTTCATCTAATTCATGTTTTGTTAGAATACGTAGTGCTTGTAGTGCTTTATCTTGACTATAACCAAAATACTGCTTGACAAGTTCTAGTTCTTCTAGGGTTTGTTTTTTAACCCAAGGAGTAAATCTCTTCCTAGGTTTCAAAGTATTTATAAGAAAATCGTATTGAAGTTTTTTCGGAAGGTGAGAATTCTTATTCATCTCATTTGCAAATAGAATGGAATCTGTAAAGGATCCCAAGCATTTGTTAATAATAAAAGAAGGATAAGATTTTTCAGAATCAGGTTCAACGTCCATCACATTCTTTTTGGACTGGTTGATGCTGTACAGGTAGTCTTTCAATTCCATCATTCCAATGTCTCACAGCGTTAGCAATAATAGCAATATTAGTAATTAAGTATGTCAAAAAAATAAAAGTACGGACAAGAGCTATCCTGTCCGCTTCTTTATCACAATTTGATGCTTTCTCTCCCAGAGCTTTACACCACAATTTCCACATATCAAATCCATTCTGGTTTTCTATTTGGCATTCTAATATAATTTTTAGACACCCATGGTTTACTGGCAATATACATTTTGTAAGCATCGAAGGTGGAAATGCTTTGGTCAAATTTATATTCGTCTGGCATTGCCCTGGCAAAAGGCGTTACCTTATCAAGTTTACCTTTAGGAAAAAGATAGTATGCTTGGATTAAAGTATTCTCACAAGCGTGGATTTTATTATATCGTAACTGATATTCATCACATAAATTCAATCCCCACTTGATAAGCCAGTAGGCGTTATCCACGGTGTCTGCCGCCCACTTCGTACAAGGGTGGTTGCGAAAGGCACCTTTCTCTGTCTTGTAGGGCGTCCCATCTCCCTTTCCCAGAGTTCCGTAAGAATGATACCAAGGAGAAGCAACAATAGATAGCATCTGACAGCACTCCAAAGGCATCTTAACGATATGTTTGTCGGGAAGGCAGATGGCACTTTCAGCAGGAAACGGGTGTGTTACGAAAATATTCATTAGAATTTAGCAGTTACACTCACTACTTTTGCTTTGGGGTTTCTTGCTAAAGCAGTTTCTTTAGCGTCTTGAT